TATCTGCTGATACAACTGTTGTAGTTGAACCAGTAACATAATGACCATAGTCATGTCTGTAATAATCATAAACTGTACCTGTTGTCCAGTTTCTTCTAGCTATTGCTACTGATACATCTGTTGATGATACTTTTTTAGCCGCCAATAAATCGTCAAATGTGTGAAATTCTTGTGATATTGAATCAACTGGTGTTAACGGAGATGTGTCAGAACCCTCAAATTGTGTTCTACTATCTCCTCTTGTAGAAGTAGTGAAAGCTTGTGGTCTACCTATACCTAGATAGTACACATTAGCACCACTTTCTGAAAATGATTCCACAAATTGCTCTTGGTTGTGGATTCTAAATTTGTTTGTTATTATTGCTGGCATATTTTCCTCTTATTACATTTATATTTATACAAGTTTTTTTAACCTACTTTAATTTCCGTAGGAAAAGCTAGATAAGTTTTAAGATTAGGTGTGTTTATATCTCTAAACTGTACTATCTCTCCGTCAATACTAGCATTTTGAGTACCTATAATTCTAAAATTGTTCCAATCTCTTAATGTCATAGGCGAAATGTTTGTGGTTATTGACGAATCGCCTGTGGCACCAACTGTACTTGTTTGTGGGTGGTCACTACCACTATATAATCTCCAATATTGATTTATACTTCTCATTCTAGGACCTGCCACCACATAACCATATTTTGTATTGGAACCTCTGACTTCTAGTGTAGGTAAATTTTGTAATTTTAGTGTAATTGATTGATTTAAAGTCACATCTCTAGTAGCGTTACTCAAAGGTGTTATTGTAGAATCATCAAAGTCTGGATTAACACCTCTTAATGGATTAGCTCTTAATGAAGTGCCGTCTGTTGATGTTCCTAATCTTCTACCAAATATAGTAGAGAATAGTGTATTAAGTATTGAAGCAATTTGAGTGTAGAACTCACTAGAGTTAATACCTGTAAAGCTTCTTAATTGAGCGTCAATACGAGAAGTGATATTTACTTGACCTGTAAAATAGAAACCGGCAGTATGCATTGTTTTTTTAAAACTATCTCGCCAGTCATTAATAGAACGACCAACTTTTACAACATAAGAAAAATCTTGGTAGTATAAACTATCTTGTATTTTCATTGTTGATTCTGATATGTGGCCATCTTCATTTAAAAACTCACCTGAAGTATTTACTGTAGCAGCTACAGTTGTTGTGGCAGTCGCTTGATCCATAATTTTTACAGTTGCTGAACCACCACTACTGGATGATATAGTTGAATCTATTTGAAAATTACCACCTGACAATGTTAAAATGTTTCTATCTGTATCTAAAGATATAACTGTTCCTGTTACAACACTAGAGTCTGGCGATACACCTGTTACTGTATCACCTACAGCAAAAGCACCTGTTCTATCTAATACTAAAATTTTTGATCTTAATGCTATTGTTGGTGGACTAGGAGATTGTTGATGTTCAGCACCTGATTCAACAGTTTTTATAGCTTGAACTTTTCCTATTTCAGCACCAAAAGTAAATATACTAGCACTTGATCCGTTTGTATCATCAACTGTTACAATTGGTAAAGATTTATAATTTCCACCAGCGTCTATAATTCTTATATCTGTAATATCACCTGATCCTGATCCACTTTCTTGTACAACTTTATTTCCTGTGTATGGATCACCTCTTACAGTTTCATCTTCTAAAATAATATGTGAAACTGAATCTGTTTCTACTCCACTTTCTGGTGTAAATCCTCCGTTTACAAGTGAAACTTTTGCTGTTGCTGAACCACCACCTGTATCTGAATTATTAAAAACAATATCATCACCAATTTCATAACCTGAACCACCACCATCTACAAAAAATTCTGTTAAACTACCACGACCAATAGTATCTACACTAACAAGAGCACCCTCACCACCACCTGTTAATGATACTGTATCACCCTCTGTATATAAAGCACCATCATTTGTAAGTGTTATTGTTTGAGGTATACCTGTTACAGTTGCCTTAATAAAAGAATCTGATTCATCTGTTGTTGTACCTCTAATAACTTCACTTACTTGAAAAGTACCACTAGCGTAAGTATCTTCATTTAAAATAAATTCAGTTACAGTGTTAGTACCAATTTGAAATTTAAATACGTTTTCAATTATTGCTGTGGCTCCAGAGGTTTCACCTGTTATTGTTCTACCAACTAAATCTGAAGTATCGCCTGTTGTTAATTGGCCAGTTGATTGTATGGCTCTTAATATTAATTTAGTATCCCATTGTCCGTCAGAAGCTCTTAACATTTGTTCTCTAGGATAAAATATTTCTGAAGGCTCATCAAACAATAATTTAAAAAATAAATCATGTCCTCTACTTGTACCTTTTGATCTATATAAAGATTTTACATTTTTAATTAATTTTCTTTTATCAACATCACTATCTAAATTTTCAGGTAATGTATTTAAAAACTCATTTCTAAATTTTGTTAAGAAGTTAGATATTGTTTTATCAGGATCACGGAAACTTAATAACTCTTGTATGTTATTTACAGGATTAGGTTTGTAATTATTGATAACAGCACTAGCGCCTGAGTCATTACCTGTAACTGTTTCATTCATTTTAAATTTATTTTGTGCTGATATGAATAAACGGCCGTTACTTAAATCTTCGGCTAATACAGTTGATGTGGCGTTTGAAGTAGAACCAGTTATAGTTTCACCTCTTGTAAATTTACCAAAAGATGAACTTTCTAAAAGTATTTTATCACCAGCGTCTAGTTGTGTTCTATCTGTATCTAAACGAGAACCATCTAATATTAATTCATTTGCTTGAGCAGTTTCAGTTTCTAATAAAATACCATCTGTAGATTGTACCGAAGTTACATGTAACTCGGCTGATTCCATAAAAGTGTAATATGATTTTACAAACTCTAAAAATTTAGGGTGATCAGCTAGTACGAACTCTGGCGCCTGCTGATTTATCAGGCTAGATATTTTATCTTTAAATGTGGCCATTAGTAACTACTTGTTGTTGTATAACCTACACCAGCGTCTGCTGAACCTCCTACAAAAGTATCTGCTTGAACTGTTATAGATGAGTTGGCTGTGTCTATTTCTAAAATTTGATCTCTTACAGGTACAACATCATTTGAACTTGGTTGAACTGTTAACTCAATTACTGTTGAGGCAGAACCTCTAATATTTTCTATAACAGATACATTTAATGAATTTATTGTTACTTGACCTGTTGAATAATCAATTGTACCTTGTGTGTTATTTACATATGTTCTAACAGCACCTACAAAATAAAATCTTCTTACATTACCTTGTCCGTCATCATCAAGGAAATAAATGTTTGTTGTATCGCCTTCAACTTTAAAACCGGTAGATTCTAAAATACCACCACCTGAACTATTATGGCCAGAGTGTGGATTATATAAACCATTTCTAAAATAAACATCATATCTTGTTGATGAACTAATTGTTGGTGTAAAATTTTTTCTAATTTTTAACGTTGTTATATTTGATAAGATAGATGTATCTGTATCATCAATTAATTCTAAAACTTTTGAATATCTAAAAATACCATCAAATTGTGTTAATGTATTTGTATTGTAATTTGATAATGATGTTATAACATCTGATTTAATAGTAGCTGCCGTTTTAGTTGTTGATTTCTCATCATACTTAACAGTTGAAGTTAATAAGATTGATGTAGTTTCTGGATCAACAATCTCTGGTCTTACAGAAGCAACGTTAAACTTTCTTAATTGTGTAACAATATCTGTTTTAGTTGTATCTGTTAAAGTAGAACCTGAAGCAGCCTTGATGGCAATTTTTACAACACCATAAACTGGTGTTTCATCATCTTCGCCACCCCATGCTGATACTGATTGAGCATTAGGATAAATTTCTAATACTTTTGTTTCGTAATCACTTGTTGTAACTGCTCTGTCTTGTGCTGAATATTGTAAAGGAGCATTAAATCTAACCGACTCTTTTGTTTGTGGTTCTGAACCACCTTGAGCATTTGACACTGTTGTTATTGTAACGTCTGAAAATGTATCTATTGAACCTGATAAATCAAAAGAAGAAGCACCATTGGCCTCTGTTTTGTTTGATACAACATATTCTAATATAACAATATTAGCATTTGATAAAGATTTACCTACAACACCATCACCAAAGTAAACTTCAAATTTACCATCATCACTTTCTTGTAAGAAGTAAGCTTTTGATGTACTATCTAAACTTGTAAGTCCAGAAGCTAAAGTATAAGTTGCCGTTGTCGTATCAGTTGATGAATTTTGTACTTGTACTTTTAGTGTAGTAGTATCAGCATTAGCACTTG